AAACGTGATATTATAGACGAACTTAATAAAGGATTTTAATGGAAGAATTAAGTCCAGTAGATAAATTTTACAAATGGTTAGCAGAAGAGTTAGCAGAAATTGAAGCTAATGGTCCTAAAAAGCGACGAGGTAGAAAACCTACTAAAAATATGTATTTTACATATATAACAGACCAAGCAATCATTGCATATAATTTTGAACCAAGTTATGCTAAACGTAATAAAGTTTTTCGAGAACATATTAATTATCCTTTTAATAAATTAGTAGAAAATATTTATCATACATTTCGATTTTCATATTTTGACGTTCCATATGAAGATATTAAAGCAGAAGTTGTTGCATTTTTAACAGAAAAAATAGGAAAATACCAAGAAGGTAAAGGAAAGGCTTTTTCATATTTTTCTATTGTTGCTAAAAATTATCTTATTATACAAAATAACGCAAATTATGCTAAAATGAAATTAAGAACTGATACTACAGAAATAGATGCAAATCGAAATGTAAGTGCAGAATTAGCATTAAATGATCATCAAGAATCGTTACGTGATTTTACTAATCTATGGGTTAATTGGTATGATACTCATATTAATACCATTTTTGTTAATAAACGTGATATTATAGTAGCAGATACTATTTTAGAATTATTTAGAATACGAGACAATATAGAAAATTTCAATAAAAAAGCATTATATATATTAATTCGAGAACGTACTGGTCTTAAAACTCAGAATATTACAAAAGTACTTAATATAATGAAACGTGATTATACAAAAATGTATTCTGTATATCGATTAAATGGACGAATAGTCGATTCAGCTCAGCTTTAATATTTATATAAAAGGATTATCATGAGTGCAGAGTTCGAGTTATTCCATGGAACAAATTTTTCCGATTTAATGCGTGATATTTATCACAATTCAAAAAAGAAATCTAGACAAATTGATGGGTTAATTAAAGAATTACAACCATTGATAAAAAATACCGGTGATGCTACTGTTTTAGTTCCCATGATAAAGGATTATTTAGAAGTATCTGTTAAAAATGATGATGCCTTAGTAAAATTAGCAGCTGTAGTACAACGGTTAGTTTCAGCTAATAATAAAGAATCGGAAGATAATGAGTTTGGTTTATCTGATGATGAACGTCGACGATTATTAGAAGAAGCTGAGACAGAAGTGAAAAAACTACAAGTAGAAAGTAAGGAGATAGATGCCAAACAACATCAATCTACAGATAGGCCAGGTAATACAGAAAGATGATCCAATTCAATATGATCGATATCAGGATAAAAATAATGTAGACTTTCCTCCTGGTTCCGTACGTGTACGTTTACGAAGTACAGTATCATCATTAGCTAGTGAAGTAATAGCACTTCCGGCAAATGCAAATTATTTAAATGTACCACTATATGGTGAACAAGTAATTATATTTTCTGCAATCGATGGTAAAACTCCTAATACAAAAAAAGAACAATATTATTATTTACCATATGTAAATACACATGCACAAGTTAATAATGGTATAATGCCGTTTATTCAAGATACTAAAGCTAAATCAACATCGTATTCATCAAATGGTATATCATCTACATCTAAAAATAAAAAGCCAGAACAAATATCATTTAATGAAAAAAATATTGTATCAATTCAACCGTACCAAGGAGATATAATATTACAAGATAGATTTGGTTCTGCATTAAGATTTTCTAGTACACATAAACAAATAGACGATTATTTACAAGCACCAATTTGGGAAGGCTCATCGGTTGGAGATCCTTTTATTGCATTGACATGTGGTATCGATGGAGTAACAAAAAATGATTATTTTACTAAGGAAGAGCCAGACAAAGATTCGAGTTTAATTTACTTATCAACATCTCAAAAAATAAATAATTTAAAATTATCACAACAAAAAATTGGTCGCGGCACTAAAGCGTTGCCATCATATAAAAATCCTCAAGTAATTATAAGTTCTGATAGATTAATTTTTAATGCCAAATCAGATGAACTAGTTTTAACATCAAAAAAAGATATAAAATTATCAACGCCAAATTGGTCTGTAGATGTAGATAATCTTATAACTCAATTAGAAGCTTTAGTAACAGCAATAACTAAGATGACACATCCTACTGGTGTAGGACCTTCTGGTCCACCTTTAAACATTGCAGATTTTGCAAAAATATTAACAGAAATAAAATTAATGAAACAATAATGAATAAACCATCATGGCTTTCGGCTGAGCTTCAAGGAATAATAGATAATAATAGTCCATTAAATGGTCTAAAATTAGGTATTGCATTAGCAAAATTTTCATTAACTATTATTCCTCCTACATTAGGTGCGGCGACTGGCATTATTCCTGCAATGCGTGCATATAACTCAGCATTGCGTTATGGTAAAATTAAAGGCATAGAAGATGCTGTTAATACATTTGCTAGACAAAATGCAAATGGTATGGCAACTATATCAGGTGGATTATTTACTGGAATTGCTCCGCTACCACTTAAAGGTACTCAACCATTATATATTGCCACTACAGTTTTAAAAAAAGATAAAAAATTTTTATGTGACGCATTGGCAAAAGCTATTTATATAAATTGGACTCTCGGTAAATCAATTTTTACTCCATTTGGAACTACTATACCTACTTGGAATATTCCATTTCTTTCAAAAAAGATTAAAGATGAAGCAAAAGATCAAGGAGTAGATATTGATCAAATTATTCTAAATGCTAAAACAGAAGTTAGATCTGCAGTTCAATCATCTATTACTCAAGCAATGCGTGAAATCACATCATATGATACAGATGAATACCAAATACGATTAGATCAATTCGATTAATTATCAACCTAATTTATTAATGTAACATATTTATTAAAAAGGATAATACTATGAGCTCAAAATCATTTGTAAAGTTATTACGAAAAATTATTAGAGAAGAAGTTCAAGGAGCAGTACGTGAAGTCTTAACTGAACAAAAATCTAATCACAATCAATTGATTGAACATGGCATAAATTTATCACATATTACAGAAAATCCAATGCCAAATCGTCCAGTCGCTAAAAAACAGTTTACAAAAAATTCAATGTTAAATGATTTATTAAACGAAACTGCTGCAATGCCACCAGCTCCAGAAGCATCAGAATGGAATACAATGAATTATCGATCTGAAATGGCTGAAGCGTTTGGTATATCAAATGGTCCTAATTCTCCATTAGCGACAACAGGTATTAATGGTGAAGCTATTAACATGAATAATGAAGCTGTTACAACCACAGTGAATGCAATGACAAAAGATTATTCTAAACTAATGAAAGCAATAGATAAAAAGAAAATGACTAGGTAATGGCAAGACCAATATATAAATATCAACCACGAAATACTCAACCAGATGTTGCAATTGGTATTACTATGCCATTTAATAATTCTAGTAAGGCTAAATCTCCTACAACAAATTATGCATCTGGTAGTGGTGGTGGTAAAATTGTATTTTCTCAATCATATACTACTCAAGAACAAGTAGTTTCAAACTTAAAAAATTTATTGTTGACTAGAAAGGGGGAACGATATATGCAGCCAAATTTTGGAACAGATATATATAGTATGCTTTTTCAAAATAATGTCGAGGATATTCGTAGATCATTAGAAGATAGTATAAGAGCAGATATTGAATATTGGTTACCATATATAACTGTTAATAATATTGATATAACTAGCAGCGATGATATGCAATCATTATCAATTAAATTATCGTTTACTATTACAAACATTGGATCAGAAATGGTAATTAATATTTTAGCATCCGAAAATACTTTCACAGTTTCTGAAGCAGAGCCTAGTTTAGAGTTACGTCAAATTAGTAATGGATATTAAGGAGAGGTAAATTTATGAGTGACTTAATTAAAAAAGATGTAAAATATTTAAATAAAGATTTTGCTCAATATAGACAAAATTTAATAAACTTTGCAAAAAATTATTTTCCAGATACATATCAAGATTTTAATGAATCGTCACCTGGAATGATGTTTATAGAAATGGCATCATATGTTGGTGATGTTTTATCATATTATACAGATACATCTTTTCGAGAAACATTATTAAATTCTGCGCAAGAAGAATCAAACATTTTAGCATTATCTCATTTATTTGGATATAAACCAAAATTGAATTCTCCAGCTACATGTAAGTTAGATATATTTCAACTAGTAATGGCATCTGGTTCTGGTGAAAATGCTGCACCTGATATGAATTTTGCTTTATCAGTTCAATCAAATATAGAGTTAGAAAATGAAGAAGGTATAAAATTTAGATCACTAGAACCTGTTGATTTTAATGATAACCCCGAAATTTCGGTATATGAAATTGATTCTGATTCAAATGTATCTAGATATCTTCTTAAAAAACAAATTAACGTTGAATCGGGTGAAATAAAAGAATTAACATTTGATTTTACAGATCCAAAGCCATACGATAAAATAGTATTACCAGATACTAATGTTATCAATATTATTAGTATAAATGATTCGTTAAACAATAAATGGCATTATGTGGATTATTTAGCACAAGATACTACATTTGAAGATATTGCAAATATTTCATTTAATGATCCAGAATTATCTGAATATAGATCGACTGTACCATATATTTTAAAATTACGAAAAACCCCGCGTAGATATATTACACGATTACGTGATGATCAACGATTAGAAATACAATTTGGCGCCGGAGTATCTGCAGACCAAGATGAAGAAATTATTCCAAATCCAAAAAATGTAGGATCTGGATTAGAATATCTTAAAAGAACTACTACGGATGCTATTGACCCATCAAACTTTTTATATACTAGTACATATGGTATTGCTCCTTCGAATACAACACTGACTATACGATATACAGTAGGTGGTTCGGTATCAGAAAACGTCGGTGTTAATTCAATAACAAGAATAAATTCTATAACATATGCCAATGATTCTGGAATTGTTGATTTAACAGATTCTAAATCATCTATCGCGGTAACAAATCCTGAACCAGCATCTGGTGGGAAGTCTCGAGATAATATAGAAAGTATTAGACAAAATGCCATGGCATCGTTTGCCGCTCAAAACAGAGCAATTACACGTGAAGATTATATTGCAAGGTGTTATGCAATGCCAAGTAGATATGGATCTGTTGCTAAGGCATATATTGTAGGCGATACTCAAATTAATACATCTGATAAATTATATCCTGCAGAAACTATTGATAATCCATATGCATTAAATTTATATTTGTTATCATATAATTCAGATAAGCAATTTACTAGTTGCAATCAAGCATTAAAAGAGAATATAAGAACTTATATATCTCAGTATCGTATGTTAACTGATGCTATTAATATCAAATCAGCGTTTATAATTAATTTAGGTGTAAATTTTGAAATTATAACACGTCCTAATTTTAATAGCAATGAAGTAATATTATCATGTATTGCAACATTAAAAGCAATATTATCTAACGAACGTATGCAAATTAATGGACCTATAGATATTGCTTCTTTAATATCATCAGTTGATCGTGTAGATGGCGTACAAAGTGTTGTTAATTTTGAATTTACAAATAAAGTTGGAGGTAATTATTCTTCAAATACATATAATATAAACTCGGCAATTAAAAATAATATTTTATATCCTTCTTTAGATCCTTGTATATTTGAAATAAAATATCCAGATAGCGATATAAAAGGAAGAGTGATAAAACCTTAAGGAGATTAAATGTATAGAATATTTTACGCAGAA